GCGAAGGTGGACGGGGTAGTTCCAGGCGTGCCGCCCGAGGTCCACAGCTTCTTGTACAGCGCCGCCAGATCGGTATCGACCCTGTTGGCCAATACGATCATGGCCGGGGTGATGTAGCGGGTGCTGTAGTCTTCGATGGTCGTGGTCAACTCCTGGGTGGAGAAGCCCCACGACACATGCTTGCGCTTGTCGATGGTGAAGGTGGCCGAGGTTTCAGTCGCGTTCTGGTTGGAACGGGTTGCGCCGTCCGTCACCGTGAACTTGACCGGCTTGCGAATGGTTACGGACGCACCGACCTTCACAAACTCTTGTTTGTAATCACGATGCACGTTGTTTGCCATGACGCAGTTATTTTTCAACTGCATCAGCGATTCCCGAGCGATGATCGTCGGGGTAAGCAGGGTATTAGCCATGATGTTTTCTCCAGGTTAGGGCGATGTTGCCCATGACCCCATCGGATGATGGAGCCGGATTGCAGGTATGCCGGGGTTGGGCGCGTTCGTTTCCCGTCATTGCGACGGCGCGCTTACACTCTTATTGGTCATACTCGCTGGCTTAGCTAAGCCTGGAGATTGCGACCTACATAAAACCTTATAAAATGCTATCTAAAACTGTGCGTAGGCAAGATCCACATGATAATTGTCGATGTCCATAATGCAGTCACTATGACGCCTAAGACTTTTTCGAGATCAGACGCATAAAGCGAATAGCTTAGAAAAATAAACAATCCACACATCGCCATAGACGCGGCAAAGTTGATTCCTATATTTCTGAAGTTCCATTTAGTGCGAATTTCAAACACGACGCTGACTTTTCCGCCATTGTTCATAAGCCGCCTGATCCATTGAATCAGGGCTTTTAGTCGGTGATCCGCTGCCGTCAATGGTCTTCATCGGTGCCGGGGCGTTGGTTGCGACCACCTTCTTAACGAGGGCTGGTTTCGCTACAACGGGTTCGGCGACCGTGATACCGTTCGCGGCAATCCGCGTTTCGATCTTGGTGATTTCACGCAATACGCTGCGCCCATCGAGTCCGTGAATGCGGGCGGCTTCTTCGGGGTTCTTGCCCAGGTAATACGCCACATCTTCCGGCGCATCGGTGTCGGCAATCGCCATAATCATATCGACGGATAACTTGAGATCGTCGTTATAGACGACATCCTTGTAATCCGCGTACTTATTCATACCGTCATCGTCAGCGTCTTTAACGTCGGCAATTGCGGCGGCAATCTCTGGGCTTTGGGTTGGCTGAGTTTCGGCCTGCTTCGGCGCAGAGCCGTGAAATTCAAGCGACGCCTTGAGCCATTCGTTCGGATCTTCGTAATCGTCCAGCTTCGGCGCATCCGCGCTGGCTGGCTTGGTAGGTTCGGGTTCTTGACCGGCATCCTTGCCCTGCCGCAGATCGGCATTCTCCTGCTTAAGTCGGCGTTCGGCCCGACGTGCGGCCCGCTTGGCGTTACGCTCATGCTCTAACTGAGCGCGCAGCGATTCAACGCTGTCTTCTGTAGCAGTCTCATTCTCGCCCTTGTCGGCGACTTCTTCTTCTGCATCATTGTCTGGATCTGCATCCTCGGACTCGACCCCTGAGCGTGTCGTTACCTCGCCATCGGCAAAGGTAATCTGTTCCTCGGAAAGAACTTCCGGCTCGCGCTCGTTGAGTCGTTCTGTTGTGTCATGCACTGTGCTTACGTCGTCACTCATGGCTATTCAGCCCTCTTAGTTGGCATTAAAAAACCGCCTTTCAGCGGCTTGCGTGTTGCGTGAAATATCAAAAAATACTCTTACCCAATATCCGCCCCAACTCCCCGCCACTCGCCCGCATCTGTGCCGACTCTTGTATAAACGTCAGATCGGCATAAACCGGGTTGTGATCAGAATGAGTAAAGCCGTCATCGACGATATGCGAAGCGGTGCAGAGCGATGCCCAGCCTGTTGCGGTTTGGAGATAGATGTAATCATTAATGACTGTTCCGGTTGTGTAGGTTCCGCCTGTTGGAGACTCAATGCCGTAGCAGCTATCCCAAAGGCTTTCCGCTTCCGTGAAACTCGCATCACCTGATACATGGTTGAAATTTCCGGCAATCACGACAGGCCAGCTGATCGCAGACGTTACAGCATACAGTTCACTGATCTGGGCAAGCCGGGTTGTGGCGTTGGTCGAAAGCTCAACAGACGCGAAGGTGGCCGATTTACCCGATGGGTTTGTGACTGTGGCGATGTGGTAGAAGTCGCCTGACTGTGTATTACCGAGTGATCCTTTGTACAGGACAGCGTTTGTGCCCGATAGGGTGTAGCCGTCGAAGCCGATCATCTCTACAAGTTCAGCGGCAAGGGTTGCTTGTGTATAACCAGAGTCCCCGAACTCCGTCGGGAAGCCCTGCAAGCAGGCAATCGTCGGGGTGTCCTGTCCGATAACATTCGCCAACGCCTGATTATCAAACCCGATCAGCCCGCCTGTTCCGTAGTTCGCCACATCATAGGACATGACTCGTGATGACAAAGTAGATGCGGCAATCGGGGTGAGCGTGTAGGTGAACTCTTGCAAGTCATCGGCTGACGTTGCCGTGATGCCGAAGGTGATCGCGGCTGTCGTGCCATACGATACGATTATCGAATAGTCACCCGTCGCTTCGTCTACCGAAAGAGTCCCGACGTTAGGCGCTGTCGTGATCGAATAGGCCAGATCATTGCCTAACGTACTCGACACACCACAGTCCACCGCCACGTTCCCGGTGCGCTCTACATCGGGGTAACTCAGTCGAAGGATGTCAGCGAAGGTTGCGGATGAATAGGATACGTTGTCGTACTCAACACTGTCAGTAACCACGACTGTTATAAGCGCGCTGTCGGTAGCCGCTGTGACCACTGAGTCGTGGATATTGACGATAAAGTAGTCTGTTCCTGTAAAGTCAGTCGGCGGAGTGTACGTAATGACAAGCCCGTTAACACTGAGCGTCCCACCTTCATCGCTGACATTCGCTGTCGGCGTCTGTGATGTTACCGAGACAATCGCAAGGTTAGTCGCCCCGGACTGCCAGTCCGCCTCTATGTCCCAGGATACGGCCGCGTTCATCTCGGTGCCGCTTGTCTGGTCACTGATGGACGCGGCCCGTACCTGGATCGTATAGGCGATGGGAGAGGACGTTCCGCCGTCATCGTCAGAAACAGTATAGGTTCCGCCTGTGTAGTTGCGAAGATACGCCCCCGGAGCATCACCGGATATGTCGGGTGTACTCGCTATACCAATAAGAGTTGAGCCTGTACCAGCGCCACTATCCAGGATCGTTACACTAAGCGCACCGGGAGAGCTTGGGTTAGCTGCCTTGGCAATCGTCATAGGATCGCTGTCGTCATCCGTTACGGCGAATGTGGCGGAATAATACTGCAATGTCCCTTTATTATGCGGGACCGTAAGAGTCAAAGCCGCACCAGTCGGAACGGTATTGGTAACAACAGTCTCCACCGTACCCACATCGGTATTCACGCCATCACTGATAACATAGGTATAGGTTGCTGTCTCTGCCGCTGTTCCAGGGGTAAATTGGATTTTCTGATCGACGATTGAGACGGTTGAAGTTGTGGCCCCGGTAACGTAGGCGCTAACCAGTGATGTACTTGCAGAACACAGGGACAGCACATCATGCTCAACCGCTGCGGTTTTCTTGGCAACGGCGGCGAAATAGCCTGTCGTGTAGTCGTAAGCGGTGGGGCCAGATGGGGGAGTTACGACCTCGCCAACCACCGTGAACTCACTCACAGACACCGCGCCCGCGCCGCTGTCGAACTTCGTCATCTCCAGGCCGCAGAAAGTGCCAGTCTCGATTAATGGGGCCGTTGAATACGGGGTTGAATATCTAGTATCAACCACCCCATTAACCTTAACTTCAAACGATACATCCGTTGACCCGTTTGGAATAACCTTGAAACTCACGTCGCAGGGGAAAGACGGGAGAACTGCCACCCCTGGTGAGTAAACAATTACCTCTGCGCCTGATGCCGTTGTCTTGTGAATAGACAGGTAACGGCTGCTCACTATGCGAAGATAGTATCCATACCCACTAGCGTCCCTAAGTCCCCATATAACAAGACGGGCAATCTGTCCTGATACTGGCGTCGTATTGACTGCATATGCCGTACATTCTTTTACAGTTACTCCCGCATCAACATAGCGCCCAACCAATGTGTTGAACGTACAAACACCACCGGATACGGTTCCGCCTGGAGATGCTTCCCAATCAGCAACCTCGCCACCTTCAGGCGTCCCGTCAGCGAATGTGTCCTGGAAGATAATCCCGTCGCTTGTGGCGGCAGCCGCAACCGTGACAGAAAACGTAGCAGTGTCTGTGCTTGTGCTGTCTGTATTTCTTGCCGTGTAGGTACACGACGCCACGCCGCTGAATCCCGTAGTTGGGACAAAGGTAATCTTGGTATCGCTGGTCGTGGCAGTAAACGTCCCTCCAACCTGATTCGATATGGCCGTTATAGCCGCAGCGTTAACGTCATTATTAGTCAGTACCGCGTAATCGGTGACGGTAGTGTTATGTGCTGTGGTCGTACTGTCGTCGAAGCAATCCACAACCGCAATTGCTGATGTTTCGATCGCCCCAATATCCGGGGCTGAATTGGTGTAAGGACGATAAATTGAAGCGCCATTAGCAAAAGTTATTGCTGATGACAGCGTTATGGTGCTGTTTGTTAGATCGGCTCCAATTACTGTCACCGCAGTCGATCCTATAATCCAGTCATCACCAACCCCATCAACCTGATACCGCCAATGAGCGAATAGATACGGATTGCTAACCGGAACTGTGGCTGACGTGCCTGAGTTGGTGGTGGTGGCGAGTGCGCCGCCAGCATTTATCGCGGCATCACCCGTCGTCGGCTTGAAATCAGTGTAGGCCGAGAAAGCTCCAGACCCATTAACAAAAGCGACAGTCCCAGACTGTATATTGTTAGCTACATAAGCGGCATGGTTTGCTTCCATGTCGGTAATGGTCTGGACAACGCCCAAATAACCCATCGTGCAGGGAACCCCAGGACTACGAATCAGGATATTGTTGAAAACAGACGCGGCAGTAAGAGGCGTGTCTATATTAGACGCAGCATATTTTCGCCATGTTATGTCAGCAATCGGCGCTCCTGTATAAGTCGCGTTCAATCTTGTTTTGTTGGCTAGATTTTGCTGGAATATATTTCCAGACATACCTAATGCCGTATCCAAATCTTTTTCGACGTTCCAGATACCCGCATTTATTTTATAGAAGGTGTTGCTGTATATCTGATTGTTACGGCAGTACCCCCCGCCGTCAAAATCCGTGGTTGCGATAGCATCGCCCATCGCGTTTGTATAGACGTTGTTTCGTACTATCCAGCCATCACCAGAAATCTTGGTCATAGCCGCCTTCAACGCTCTGTAGTTCTCGCCTGTGCCGTCTAAATAGTTTCTCTCAAACAGATTGTAACCGCAGTTAATTAGGTTATTTCCAGACAGAGGCGTAATGTTTTGATTTCCGCGCAGTTCCGCGCATCGTGCTCCAGGCCGAGTAATACTAACGCCATTAAGCCCAGCCTTCGGGAAGTACGATCCTACGGTCGGAGCACCAACAACAGCCGTTGTTGGTGCATTAGTCCAGTCGTTGTAAAGTGAGCAATTTCTAACAATGTTATACCTAGAAGATTTTGCAACGTCTAAAACGTCATGTCCTCCATACTTGAGAGTGCAATTATCTATCAGGCAATAATACGATGTAGTCCAGATTCTAATAACATTGGCGTACCCGGATTCATTTGGCTCGAACGGGGTACCCGCTGTGCGTAGCGCGCTGTTAAGAACTTTTATATAAGTTGAGTTTTTTATCTCAAAAGTATTGGTACTTCCATAAGCATAGTCACAGGTGAGATTGTCAAATTCACAGCGAGTACAACCATCTATAGTCGCCCATGTTTTAACTGTCGATGACGTAGTGCTGCTCGTACTGAATGGTGTATTGGCTACTGTGATGAACCCGATCCAACGTTCTCCATTGATAGAGATATTGGATACATTTATGTACGATTTATTGACTAAATTTATACCAGTAGAAACCCGCCGAATAACCGGCGTATTCCCGCTAACCGCCGTGTAGGTGATCGGGTTTCCGGCAATACCATTATTAATGGGCGAAATCGTCTGGCCGTCATAGTTGCCGGTGTACAGATAGCCGGTATCGCCAGCCGCTAGCGTTGAATTCAGCTTGGCAATAGTGCGCCACGGATCGAGCGCCGTCCCTGCACCGAGAGTATCAGACCCCTCTGGGCTGATGTAATAACTAGCCATGCAGTTCCCCGCTCACATGCTCGCGCAACTGATGCAGCTTCTTGATGGTGTCGGTTCGCAGATTGTTGAGGTCCGCACCCTGCGCCGCCAGTTCCTTGCGAATCTTCGCCGGCAGGCTACGTTCAAGCGCCATCACCCGCTGAGTCAGCTCAACCTGCCCCGCGCCTAATTGCTCGATGGCTTTGATTAGATCGGTGAGTTGGTTAATCATGTGTTCCCTTGTTCATATTTATTCAATAGCCTCTCGGCGGTTTGGTGTGACTCTTGTCGTGGCCGGTCGGAAATCTAATTAGCCCACCAACAACGACTTGATTACGCTCCCCCAATACATCCCGAAATAGTGATGCCCAAGCGGTGATGGGTGCAGATCATTTGTTTCTGATATGTATCCATACGTCCATTCAGCAGGATAATCATGGCCACCCAACGCTGTGAACGCGTCGAAGAAATAGGCTTCAATGGCTGGGTAGTTGGCATTTACATACGCCACTAGGCCGGCCATAACAGCATCTGCTGCTTCCGGCACTCCGCTGGCTGCATCGCCTGCGTGCGTCGGATTCTTTGTATATGGGAATAGACTTACAAATGCGATTTTCTTAAGGTTGCTACAGTTGGCGGCCATGTAATCGACATGCGCCTCAAGTGACGATTGATAATCTGCGACAAGTGATAGCGTGTTTGCAACGCCATTCACCGAGTTTGCCATCACCAGAATTTCCGGGTTTGCAGCCGCAACCGCCGCTTGATTATCTGTTTGTGGGCTAGCGAACGAATCAGACCATGAGTACCCGGAATAGCCAAAGCCGCGCAGTTTAACTTTAACGCCCAGGCTGGCCGCGAATGCGCGCTGCACAACCTTGTGCATGCGGGTATCGTAGAACCGCACTCCATAGGTCGGGACGCCGCCGGCAGTGCCGAAGCCCGCCTCGATAAATGAATCACTCCAAAGCGCGACTTCTTTCGACAATGTTGCCGGGTCTGGTGGACGCAAGCCTATTTGTAAATCACTGAGGTTGTAATCGCCGAGCGGCGTGTCCGCAAATGCTCCGTTGCCACACACATAGATGCTGGCGAATTGGTTGGTGTCGTAGTCGCCAGTCATCGTGCCACGCGCAACCTCTACGCCGTCGACGTAGATGATATGCAGCTTTCCGTGGATAGCCCACACCACATCTACTTTTCCGCCTTTGCCGACACTCGTGACGCCGGGGGAAATGATTGACTGTGCGCCAGTTCCAAATTTGTACAGCACAAAAGTGCCGTTTGTGTGGTGATAGAGTTGCAGGCGTTCGTTGTTACCGCCGTCGCCGATGCAACTTAGTAGTGTGCCGCTAGCCACGCGCAGCGCGCCGGCTGATTGCGTGACATTACCCGCGTCTAGCGAGTCGTCCTTTGTCAGCGCCTGCGTATCCACTGAAAATGAGATATACCCAGCGTCTTTCAGGTTGGCTTGATTGGTTAGACCGCTGACCAACAGGCGGCCAGTGCCGCCTAACCCTGCGCCGTTATACCCATCCGCAGTGAAAGCGCCCTTTGTGCCCGATGCCGGGTAGCTCGTCACATTGGCGGCTGGCAGGGCCGTGAGCGCGTCGCTGAAAAGCACGTCCTCGTCGTCGCTTGGATACGGCGCGAACCTGAACCTGTACTTAGCCATGATTGTTGCCGTTAGTGTGAGTGCTGATGCAGGTAATGTTAGCAACACCATTAGACAGCACGCGTAGTTTTTTGTAGTTGCCGACGATTTGGATAATGCCGAAGGCTGTCATGGTGGCAACGAACGTCCCCGGAGTAGTGGAACTGATATTGCGGCCGGTCAAATCGCTCGACCACACGCCACTGCCATGTAAATCTGCCTGTACTGAAATCGAACCAGCTGTGACATAAAAGCTGTGCACGGAATAGCCGGTTAAATCGCCTGAAGTCCAGACCGCCTGATTATCGGCCGGCGCTACTGCGCTCTGTGAATATTCCAACATTCGGTCGATGGGGTGGGTTTGGTCTGATCTTATTGAGACATGCGCCGCGCCGTCCGTCGTCTTCTGACTCGGCACAAAAGCTGAAACACCGTCGAACTTGACCTTGTACCCAAGATCAGTGTCGAAGTATTCCTCGTCAACGTGATCGGCCTGAGTGCCTGCTGCTACCCAGGTGGCGGCGAGTGCGGTTAGGGTGGCGGTGGGGAGAGGGGTGGGGGCTTTGGTGTCTATGATAGTTGCGCCGGCTCTTTTGGATTGCCCCCAGCCGTCTTGAGATCCGACATACACATTATTGGTATCAGTCTCGGTGAACTCGATTTCCTGATACGCCGGTATATCGGTAATCTTGAACGCTGTCCGGTCAGCGGCCGTGCCGCGCACCTTGAGTACGCTGGTAATGGTTTCTTTGCTCACGCTGAATTCCTCTGTTGTGCCATAAATTCGGCGATTGATTCTGCGACCAGCTCTCGTATCTGGTTACGGTCTATAGGGGGCTGCTGCGCGGACTCTTGCTGCGCCACACCCATTTCTGCCTGTCGTATGCGCGCCTGCGCTTCTACCGTCTTGGCCTTGGCCATCGCCATGTTCGCCTCGGCGCCAGCCATGTCAGCCTCTACCTGCGCCATTGCCACCTCTTGTTCAGGTGTCGGCGGCGGCGGTGGTGGGGGTTCGGGCGGTTCCTCGTCGTCTTCCAGTTCAATGAACCCTGGCGGCAAGGCTTTGCGCAGACGCTCGGCAAACTCATCGGCGCCTGGCCAGTCCATGTTCTTGGCAATCAGATCACCGGTAAGTTGTGCAGCACCCGGAACAACCTTGGCGAACTCCATCATCGAGTCGGCGGCTTCCAGGCGTTGCGTGGCATAAGTCGGTCCTGTCTGTACGACCACATCGAACTTGCCGGCCGACAGATCATTAACAATGATTTCCTCGCCGGTCTGCTGGTCGATCCAGACTTGGTTGATTTCAACGAAGTCCTCGGTGTCATCCGCCCACCGAAGTCTTAACACCCGGTTGGTGTCGTAGATAAACGGCATCCAGTCAACTAATATCCGGCCGGCAAAACCGATAGCCATTGATAAGTTATCGAGATAGGCAAAGGTGCCGGCATCCGCTTCCTGCTGTCTTGCACGGATAGCGACGCCCGATGTTTCGTTGGAGCGATTGCCTAATGAGGCGTCATAGATCCCGGCCGTCGCCTTGATGTCCTCGCCTGCGGATGCGGACTGCTGTGCCATGCCCGTAGGAACCTGCGGCGGCAGCTCGCGCCGTGGTGGATTCGGATTTTTGCGGTCGTCGTAGGGCAGAAAACCGTGATTCTTGGAGTTGGCTGTTTGCCAGATGCCCTCAAGCCCCTCGACCTGGGATAAACCGGCGACGTAAGGCGCCTTCGGCGCCAGCGCAATCGTTTCAATCTCGGCGCTGCGGTGGTAGTTGTAGGCGCGCTGCGCATCCTTGGAATTGCGAATAATGGAGCGATACACCACCTTGCCGTTAATGAACAATTCCTTGCCGGGAACGAACACCACCGGGATATACTTGGTCTTCAGTTCAATCGGACCTTCCAGGGTTTCAAGCCCGGAGATCAGCCGCCATTCCACCTTAAAGGTATCGACCGTGCGCTTGGCCACAGCCGTAATCCCTTTGGCCTGCATTTCATCGGCCAGCTTGGCGAACTTATCCCCGGCGATTACCTGACCATCGGAGAGCTGCACAATCTCGCGCTTGACCGGCACGCGCCGGAAATACTCAGATACCCGTACATCGTCGCCGGCAAACCAACTTGCGTACAGATCGCCCTCGGCCGCGCCACTGAACGTGGAACTGGCTTTGCCGGGATACTTGCGTTCAAAATCCCGCTTGCGCATCGTGTCAGTAAGGAAAAAGAAATTGCGGTCACTGCGATCCATTTCCTTCGCGTATGGATCGTCATAAGCACTGAACGGATTACGAATGCGCTTTATGCGCAGATCCTGATCGAAAACCTCGTCGTCTGGGAACTCATTAGTAATACGGAAATAGCCGCTGCCCGTCGCGGCCGCGTGTTCGGATGCCGTGTCGTAGGCTTGGCTGGCGCGGGATAGATATTCAATATTGCGGATCAGCCCCTCGTACACGTCCGATAGCTCATAGTCCTGTGTCCCGGCGAGGTTCTTCACCTTCGGCGCCTTGCGCTGACCTTCAACGGGTCGGACCTTGATCGACGGACGCATCTTGCGCTGATCGCCCACCACCCGATCCACAAACTGATTCAACCGGCTGAAGGTCAAACAGGGGCGGCCTTCTTCTTCGCGCTCGGCCTTGATCTTCTCGGGCCATTGCTGGCCATCGAGGAACTGTAGATCGTCATAGGCTCTTGCGCGGTTCTCAGTATCGGCCGCTGACGATATATCGAACTCAATCAGCGCCTGCTTGATGACCTCCGCTTCATCCTCGGCAGAGTCGGCTTTCTTCTTCTTGTCCATCAGTGAATGGCGGCCTTCACGGTCATGCTGCCGACGCGGAACTCATTCTGAGCGATGAATGACGCGGGATTACCCTCGGCAATGACGTTACGCAGGACGCGGGCGAAGTCTTGCTTGCCGGCCTCTGCATTGCGGGTCGCTAGTTCGGCCAGCAACTGACGCGGCTCGTCGCCGGTCAGCGTCACCTCTTGGGACTCAGCCGGCACACCCTTAGCCTCAAACTCATCGGACGCGGCCACCAGCCAGTCGCAGATACTCATGTCCTCGTCGTGGCTCATATACATAACCTCTGCTGTAATTCGGGGGTCGATACCACGCTGATGTCCGTGTAGACCGGGATGCCGTTACTCGGGATCTCACGCAAGCGCATCACCAAGGCGTTCAGTTCTTCGTCTGAACACTCATAGGCATCGCGTTTAATCGGGTAGCCGTAACAATCGCCGCGTTCGGTGCGGCGCACTTCGTATAATCCGGTCGGCAGGCGCTCGATACGGATACGGCAGGAACTCATATTTCAAGCTCTAGTGGGAAAATGCTCGTATCGGCTCGGCGAGCAAATCCAAGAAAGTGGGAAATCACCCCCCCATCCAGGACGCGCCGCTAGTGCCGGCTTTGATCTTCGGGGTGGTGGCGATTTGCTTAACTGCCGCGTCGTTGTTTAGCTGATCGGCAACGATAGAGAGATAACGGAACATATCGGCACCATGCGAAAACTCGTCATGTACCGGCGCCCCCGGCTCATTGGTTTGCTGATTAACCGACCGACGATACCGCTTAAGGCAGTTAATTAGTCTCGCGCCCTTGGTCTTGTCGATGTAGCAGCGCGGCAACGCCATGCGGGCGGCCTTAATGCCATTCTCCAGGCCGATGTCTGGCACTATCTCAACCCGGCGCCCGAAGTCGGCGAGTATCTGTTGTGCGCTCATGCCCGTCTTGAAGTCGGCGTGCTTGCCGTCATGGGGAAGATAATCCGTACCCCAATTCATATTCATTTTTTGCAGTTCGGCCACATACCAGTCCAGCGTTCGATGACTGTCTTCGATGTAGCCAACTATCCGTATCTCAGACCGCAGCTTCTGAACCAGGCCGATGACCATCGAATCATTCCAGCCAAGATCCCAAATAGTGTGAACCTTGAGTTTCGGGTCATACGGGACATTGCAGAATCGACTGTCGCGTATCGCCGCATCAACCTCGGCGGCGTATATGGCGCCCTGAATCGTCGTCCTACAGCGCCCTTCCCATACATTCGCGTACTCGTCGGCCGGCATAGTGCGCTCGGCGTGGATGCGCTCTTGCTCCAGCACGGACGGGAACCAGGGGTTATCGATGTAGTTGACCATCGCCGATACAACAGACTCAGGCGGCTCGACCACGAAGCGGATATAGGTGTCGTCGGTATCCAGATCAGGATTGAAACTTACCCATATCTCGGAATTCTCAGCGCGTATTGTCGGGATCAGGATGCCCCAAGATCGCTTGCTGACCGTCTGAGCTTCCTCAACCCAGCAAATATCGGCACCCTCAAACGACTTGATAGACTCGACTGTGTGAGTACCCAAACCAGTAAAGCTAAACGTCGTACCGTTCTTCCCGCGTATCTCGGTTTCCAGCACCTCGTAGAATCCGCCCAGCCCTAACGCCTGAACCTGATCGCTCAACAGTGTGTGAACTGACTGCTTGATGGACTTCTGGACCTCGCGGGCACAGATGATGCGTAACTTTTGCTGCGCACCCTTGGCAAGTAACGCCCTGGCGTATGTCCAACTCTTTGCTGAGCCTCGACCACCATAGGCGACCTTGTAGCGGTGTGGCTCAAAAAGGAACGCCAGTCTGGCCGGGAACTCGATAGGCTCATCGGCCATTAGACGAACTTGATGGACAGACTCAGCGGAATGCTACCGTTCTCGCCTTCGCCCCTGACGATCTGAGCAGCCTTACCCCATCCACGGTCGATGATGTACTGCGCAGCAGCCAACTTGTTACGCTCATTGTCGCCAGCCACCATAATGCTCAGGATGGTTTCGAGCGCGGCCGGCGTTTTGTCACGGCACATCATCTCAAGCGTTTTCTGTTCTTCAGTCTTCTTCGGCCCGCCCAGCGGATTACCAGACTGCCCAGGCTTAAATGACGTTGACCGCTTGCCGCCACGGCCTGACGTTTGCTTGCCAGCAGGCAAAGCAGATTTCTTCTTCGTTGCCATATCGGCTCTCGGCCCAACTCTGGCCTACCTCTTGAGAATTAAAAAAGGCGCCGAAGCGCCAAGGGTAGCGGCGGAGGATGCCGCCCAGGTGTTCAGGTGCCGGCCAGTGACGGTGCTGCCACCTACCCGTAGTTTCGCGGCGATGCGCGTCTATGGTCCTGGCCGGCAAGGCTTAATAAGTGCCCGTTTAGTGGCCGGGCCACAGCTACATCATTTCTTTCGGTCTAACCGGGATATCTAGATTCACGAGAATCCCACGACGGCCTTTTTCGTATTTTGTGCCGAAGAAGTAAATAAGTTTTGATTCTAATTCAAGAGCTTGGGACTCAGTAAGCCCGTCCTTAACTATAGAAACGATATCATTTGGGCTATGCTTATCGATTAAGCCCCTGAGTATCGCTCCATGTCCCTGATTCCTTTTCAGGTCAAAGGCTCTGTCTCCAGTGCCTTTGCCAACATAAAATGGATACCCGTCCGTCCTAATAACCGCTTTTTCACTTACGTACCTAATTGATTTTCCACTAGGTTCATAATGAACATAGACATAGTACTTAGGCTCAGTATCACCGGAGAATAAATGCGACCAATCTTGATCAAGCAAGATCGTTAGGTATCTCAGCCAGTGCCGATTAAATGAGTGGTGAGGCTTTGGTAAACACCTGTATTTTTTGGAGAACTCGCCAACCAACTCATTATATTGATCTCTTTGAACGCTTCTTTCTCTGCGTCTATTCCTTAATTCGTCGTCCACTGCAACCCGAATACTTTTCAGCACCGGATCTGGCAACTTGGTCAGGTCGGCATTAAACAGCGAACTATATGCATTTTGCATTGAGTATTATCTCCTCCGAGCTGTCAGTATTTGAGGCTGAGAATGCCATAACGAAAAAACCCACCTCTAGGGCGGGTTCGGACATAAAAAAAGCCCGCCAATCGGCGAGCTTCTTTACTTCTGGCGATCTAGGCCGGTTTCGATCCGGCTACCTGCACCGTGAGGGCACTGCTCTCCCGATTGAGCTACTAGATCTGAATTGATGGCGCTGATTGGGGGCTTCCCACTTAAGGGCCTGAAGAAGTCGGCGCGCAGCGCCTGGACCTATCAAGCCGGTGGATGAGTCTCGACTGGATTTATTAAATACCTTACTTCTGGCTGAAATTCGTGATGCCCGACCTTGGCCTTGGAATAGGCGAGGTAGGCTGTTTCGGCGGTATCGAATAATCCAAGGTAGCGATTTTTGCTGTTAACTTTGATGGTAGCCATGAATTTCCCAGCCGCCTTATGGTAACTAACGCCAGGAAACCCAGTTTTGTTATTTGAATTCAATCCCCGGTTTTGCATGTTTTCAGATTTCGTGGCGTGCCTGATATTTTTCCAACGGTTATTAGCTACATCGCCGTCGCGGTGGTCTACATCATGCGGCGGAAATTCGCCTGTTATCCAAAGGAATGCGAGTCGGTGAGATCTATATGACTTACCGTCAATCTTGATGCAGGTGTAGCCAGAATGGTGTAGGTTACCAGCCTCTGTGTTAACCATTGCTCTCCCACGAGAGATCCGCCAAGTGAAAACACCGGTATCTGGCTCGTAATTCAACAATTCTTTTAATCTTTCTTTGGTAAGCATTGCTCGCTCCGATAAGCGATTGAATGAGCGACCTACTCCCGTATCGGCGGTTTCGGTCATAAAAAAACCGCCCGAGGCGGTTAATTGAATATGTGGCACTGGTGGTAGCGTCCCAACTGTCGGCACTATGGGCCTTTCTAGCAGCTATCCACGATTAGCGTCTTTAGGTTTACATCCGGCCGGATCAGCGCCTACCTCGCCTTTCTTCAGAGACAAAACGAGGCGTATGGATTGACATCGTACACTTGGCAGTCCATTTGTCAAGCGAAACTGATTGCTAACCCGGTTGCTATAAGTGAATGCTTATATATCAGCATTGCTTATGGTTCCACGGGGAACGTGTCGGCGGCGATTATTCTTGGGCGCCCGCTCACTTCACCCCCTTGATCGCTATTACCCCGGACTCGGCCATGATCCGCAGCGTGCGCGTCTGGGCGCGGCGCATGTACCAGTCTTTCTCGCCATCCTGAAAGTAATAAGGGGATCGGCCATCTATCACCGCATGACACCCCGCACAACCGTAGCCAGCGGAAAGGTCGTCACTTTTGCGCCCCATCCCGCCAGACTCATCAGGAAGGTGACAGAGTACGGTAGTCTCTGTGCCGTAGTCGCATACCCCTGGAAGGTTGAACGTGCATTGCTGGCCCCTGGCGGAGTTTCGCATGGCTTTGGATTCGATCTTCACGCAGACCGCCTGAACCGATCCGCTTCCGGCAATATCACCCCATCATGTGCCGCTAGCCTGTAAGTCAGTTCAATCAGTTCCGAATACGGCATCTTGGTTAATTGCTCAGAATGACCATCCGGCAGTTCCCGAATCTTGCCGCCTACCTTCACTTCCTTGGTGCCGAAATACTCACGCTTCACCACGTCCTTCATTTCCGGCAACGTGTAGCCTAGCTCCATCCCGTACAGGGTTAGCAACTTGTGCCACCATCCCCGTTGTGAGTCAGTCTTAGGCTTCTTGTGCTCGACTATCTCAATATCCCAGACCTTGCTAGGGTCCAGTGTGTTGATAGCCCGTATCAGGTTGTGCTTGATCTCTGGCATACCGGGCCATAGGGTGAAAGTCCGCTTATCCATCACCGAACACCTGCCACTCGCCACAGTTAGGACAGTAAACCCCGTCCCTCGTTGCCTGGAATAAATCATTACCGCAGTTGCAGTGCCAATGCTCGCCCTCTCGCTGTATCTGCGCCACATACCTACCGCGCTCAAGCGTGCAGGACGGGCATTCAAGCCAAATAGTTCCAACAGGCGCAACCGCTACCCACTTGTGAGAACAGGCAAGACACTTCGCAACGCCTTCAAGGTGCGGCTCGCGTTCTTCCTTTTCCTTGGCGAAGTCGATAACGCTCATATCTTTCGCCACGCACACGCCACTGGATCAGCCATCACCCACAGGTGCCTCATATTCGCCACATTCACCACGTCGGCATCGGACGGGAATATCTCTACCGCATCGCGGTCCCCATAGCCACATTCGCGCTTAAGGCGCTGTAAGTCTTCCCATGCTATGCCGTCCTGCCAGGAATCGCCTGCAAGGCTTGTGCGGCAGACCGTGAGGCGCACGATAGCGGGTGCTTGGGCTGCAAACTCCTGTACCAGAAAATCACACGACCGCAGTACGCGAAGCTGATCGCCTGACTGGTTAGGCCACCGCTCACGCGGAACCTCTCGCAGCACTTCCGGCTGTTGCGCGTTGTCGCGCTTAAGTTGTCGGCGCTGCCATCTGGTTGTTGAAATGGTTGATTTGTCAGTCATCAAAACAGGTCCATCGTATCCGTATCAACGGCCAGATATTCCGCGCAGTATCCGTGCGTCCATTCTTCTGGCAAACCCAGATCATCAAGCCCCGGCCTCATGCCGTCATCGCGGATACAACAGCCGATAGTCTTCTGGCAGGCTGTGCATAACGTCTCAAGTATTTGCGATGCAGTTTTTTCAATATCGCTCATGATTAATTTCCCCCGCCGTGCATAAACTCCAACAAATCGAAACACCGCTTATGAACCTGCTTTGCCTCGACTATCCCGTCATGCTCTGTTCCGGGTATAGGGACCAGCACGGTTTCGCAGGCTTTCGCCGTTTTACAGACCGGGCATGTTTCGCCGTGACTGCTGTTGAATCGCTCGAAAACTCTCATAAAATCTCAGACTCCCCTATCAGCATGTCAGCCTCGATCAGATAGCCCTCGATCTGGTACTCGACCGACTTTAGCCACCGCGTTAGCAGATCCACCGTATCGTTACGCATCGCCACCCAGGCAAAGGATTTACGGAACGCGGCGTCAGTCACCCCGCAGTCGTAGGCCATGCGGCGTAGCGGGTAGGTGTCGTTGTAGATAACCTTCGCCCGGTGCGCCTTGAGCGTTGCCGTACCCAATGCGTGCATCTGCTCTGCCAGTCGCCCTTCTGCCGATGGCAGGACGCGCACGCGCTCGCCAATCAGCCAGCCCACCTGTATGTCTCGCTCAGGATCGGGTGCGCCGTAGATCGCCTTGGTGACAGCCGCCGCCTCTGCCGGCTCGCAGGCTGCAACCCGCGCCGATATGGACAGCGCCACGTCGAAGATGATCTCACCGCTGCCGCCCAGGCCGCGCATGAGCTTGCCGATCTGACTGCCGATGTCGGGACGGGTCGCGTATTCCTCGGCAAATCGGATCGCTTGGCCGGCGTCCAGGAATCTCATTGCGCGTAACGATTGGCCATAATCGCCTCGATAGGTGGCTGCTCAAACTGCATATCAGGGATGGGAAGGGCTATGTACCAACTCAGCACGTCGCGGGCCTGCTCGAAACCTGTAGCACAGTAACCGGCGTAGCCTTGCATACGGATCTTGAACAGCCATTCCTTTTGCTCGGCGGTCATTTTGTTTTTGCCGGCTTTCAGTTCCAGGAATAGGCCCATGAACATGCCGCGAGGTACGGGGATCATAAAATCGCTTACGCCTGCACGAACACCCATGCCCTTCATGCGAGCAGCTTCACGCGCATTTCTCCGGCCCCCGTTTGGTACCGCGAAAAGATAATCCCGCAGCGTCGGAACATGCTGCGCCCATTGCCATAGCGCCTTGGCTTCGTCATCCTCAAGGTGCTTGTTCAAGCCAGCCATGCGCTTTGATCCTCGCGCAGAATGAATCGGTCGCAGTTCTTGATGTTCTGCATCTGCGCCAGCGCATCCCGGCCGAACATGCAAACGTATCCGCCGCGCTTTAAGTCGCCGCGGCCGACGCACCGCTTACACTTCGCCGCCCTGTTCTCTATGTTCTGGAGGCGCTGGGCGCCGCTCTCTGTCGCCGTCAGTACCGTCATGCCATCCTCGCTACGCCAGCCGCCTTTATGCGGGCCGCCTTGTCGCAGCGCACTACGCCACGGAGCTGTTTGATAAGGCCGCGCTCATTCATGCGCGCCACGATCTTGTGATGCTGTACGCCAATCTGCTCGCAGATCCAGCGGATACCCCAAGGGCGCTCGCTCATGCTGCGTAAGTACGCCGCCGCGCTCATGGCGTCGGCTGCGCTTGGGCCGTGCAGCTTGATATTGTCCTGGTGATCCTCAATCGCCCGCAGAAGCGTCGCGCAAGCGACTCGGATGTATGGCTTGTACTCATGCTCGTTTAGCACTGGCCGTCCTCCACTCACGTTCAACATATTTCAGCAGCGCGTCACGGCTTGCGATGCCATGCCGGCGCCCCCAGCGATCAAGGAACTCCCTGCGTTCTTTCAGTTTCGGCTTGGCGCAGATCCATCGAGCCAAGCAAGTCAACAACCATTCCCGCGAACAAGTGGGGCCAGCATTACCGGCCCCACTGCTTTGCTTCGCTTGTACTGCTCGCGTTACTTCTTGCCTTTTTTCACCGGCACTTTCTTCTTGGCGGTCTTTTTCTTCGCAGTAGCCATTTGGCATACTCCTATCTCATTACCGTGTGTGCGACACGGCGCGCTTGAATTGGGGCCAATCTACGCACGGCGCTACTACTCCCTCGGAAACTTCGCGCAATTCCGGGTTCATTGGCGGCGCTTGCAGGCGCCCCGTCCCATGCTTTTCGTTCGGCAGTCCGGCCAAACGCATGTCGCCGAGCAATGGGATGCGGCTTTGTCATTAGTTGGCGCCCGTACTGCCGAGGCCCGTCGATTCTCCGAACCGGCCAGTCCCGCGGCCGTTGATCGGCGCAGTAACCGCGTCGGAGTCAGACCACCCGCGCCTTAATCGGAGCCTGATAACATCGCCGCTTATTCCGAATTTTTCAGCCCATTCCGGCAACGGCTTCGTTTCTCCGTCTACGGTAAGAAAAACCGTGCTTCTCCTATTCCTTGCCTGCGTCTTTAGATCAACCCATCGGCAGTTATCTTTTTCATACCCGAGCGCAGAATCCTTCCTGTCTATCTGATAACCGATTGGCGCCTCGCCCATGTCGGCGTAAAAAGCCTCAAAGCTTTGAATCCACGCATCGCACACAGTGATGCCGGCCCCGCCGTAGCGCGGATAGCTTTTAACGCTCTTGTTTACGCATCGCTGTATCATCCCTGCCCATATTCCGTAAGTTCTTGCCCCGTACATTCCGTGGGTTCTGCTGATGCCGGACTTAACCATCTGCCTGCTTCTGTATTCCTTGAAGCAGTCACCACCGCATGTCTTCCTCGTCTGCTTTTGACTTTTCCTGACCTTGACGACAGCATTACAAATCGCGCAATGAATTGAATGCCCGCCAGAAGAATCAAGATTCATAACCAACCCCGGCGCCATACGTAGATAAATTCAACCAGCCGCGCCACCCACTTCCAGCGAAACGTCCGATCAATGCCTCGCGCCGTGTATCTTTTTTTCATTTCACTCTCCCTTTTGCAAATCTAATCTTCTGGCCGATGCTTCGGCGCGCACTCTGCGCCATGCCCTGCAACTTGAGTTTGGCGACAAGACAGCGCATGTCGATGTTGTTATTCACGCGCTGCGCGGCAGCTTCAAAAAGTTCATTCACTTGTTCAATCCTCTTGCGTAACGATCCAGGCGCTTGATGTCCTCGCGGATAGACACCAGCAGCTCGCGCAACTCCGGCGCAGACGCTTTGCTAATCCGCGTCAGCAGCTTTAATTTTTCCTCGGAATTCTCGACGCGGGAGAATCTGCGACCGCGAACCGGCGAGCGGCGCGAAGGCGCTACAACTTTCTTATCCGTCAATACAATCGCGCTCAACTCCGCAACGGTCAGGTGCCGGTATGTGCCGTTCTCCATCCGCCGAATCGGTGCGCCAGACTGCATCAGCCGAATGAGCGCCACAGATACTTCTACGCGGTCGGTCTTTAATTCGTCGGCTATCTGGCTTGGACTCATCGCAGAAATATCCTGCTTGAGCAGGTCAGTTATTTTTCCCCAGAGCGTCATACGCGCCCCTTGAGTATCGCCATCATTGCCGCCGTGTGCCGGCGATTCTTTTCCCGCCGCGCATCCCGTTCGTCGCTGGATAGCAGGCGGGCGCGGTCTGTCACTTTCGCCTCCCGGTAATACTCCGGGATGTAGTCGAGGCCGAATTCGTTCTTGCCGTTTGTTTTGCCAAGGCAAGCGTTACGGAATTCAGGAAGGCTCGGCGGCCAGTCTTCTTGCCACAGCCGCAAACCAGTCGCTATCTGCTCGCCGGTTATGCCGGATAAGCCTTGCGCCCATTCGTCCATTGCCACGCGCTCAATCCCCTCAAACTGCGCGACAAACTTAGTTCCGTACCGCCCCTGCAACTTCGCAAAGAGCGCCGCCACCCATTCCCTCGGCATCTTCAAGGGCGTATTCGCGGAGCTTGTCGTGGAATCTGCCGGCCCTTCCCCGATCTTCACTAGCTTGCTTACGTGTTCCATCTGCGTAGTTCCCCTCAAGGACTTTGATGAGATTTGACGGCGTGATCAGCCAGTCAATCGAGGCGACGAACGGTAGCTTTCCAGGTGAAGCCCTGGCCTTGCCGGTGAGGAACGCGCTGGCCGCGACGGTATTCCAATATTTTTCCCAATCGAGCAGGGTTGGAAGTTCAAGCAGCCACCGCTGCCGGATATGGGCTTTTCTCGCATCGGTGAGGCGAACAACATCAGGCAGGCCAAGCGGGACAAGAATTGCTTTGTAGCTCTCCACGATCTGCGCGTATGGAACCCTTATTTTCTCCGGGTCATCCACGGCGGTCTGGGGAACACCCTCGTTAGAGGGTGTAGTCTTTTCATACATTCCCTTTCCCTCTCCCTCTCCATCAGACGGAGGATTTCCGTACTGGTGGGGAACTGGTTCGGAACCAGCGGGCGGATAAGAAGGGCTTAAGGCGTACCCGTTCGGTAGCTGTTCGGAAGGAACTGGATGATAAAATGTTGGTTTCTTTGGTTTTTGGTATCTTTGGAAGCTGCGGATCATTGCGTACTGCCGACCATCTACTTCATAGCGCCATATCTGCTTAGTCGACAGCAGTTCACCCAATAAGGAATCCATATCGCAGTTGTCAGCGGGCAATAAGCGCATCTTCAACTTGATTGGATTCCACTCGAACACCCCGTTATCGTCGGCCTCGTTCCGTATTCCAAGAGCTACAAGCCTCGCTAGTGGGGAAGTGGTTACGAACTGGTCGTCCGTCCATTGTTCTGGGTGTATTGATCTAATGCGCGCCATTCGTCGCCTCCAGCTCATCCCGCAACCACCACATCCACCCCGTCAGCGCGACGGCATAGCCAGCAGAGAGCGTGAGGGCGGTTAGGGTCCAGTCGGGCATACGTCGATCCTCTCGCTGTACTCAGCCCACATGCGCCCTGAGTAGTAATCGCCGCTCACAGGGGCGTAGCGTGGCTGTTGCCCGGTGACATTGGCAAACTCTTCGGCGTAGTCATGCCATAACCCGAAGGCGAGCATCTTCTTGGTGGCTTCGCTGAGTTTTTGGGTGTTCATTGGTTCGCCCTCATCGCCAAGCGCAGCAAGTCATCGCGGAACTCTACCGGCGTAGCATTCGCCTCTCGCTTTCCGAGTGTCGGCTTGTTCGCTCTATGCCCGTAAGCCGACTGCCACACTTCGCACACCCAACCGCCATCGATGGTCATTTGCCAACCGATTACCTCCGGTGCAGCCAATTCATGCGCGGCCCACGCCCTCGTCTTCGCCGGGTGTTCGAGAACTCCACCAAACCGCCGCACGCTATCCAGGGCCGCAGCAAAACACCCTCCGTCATTCCCTGGCCTGTTGTGCTCGCCGCCCCACCTGGCGTAGTTCACTGCCGCCATAGCGCCCCACAACTGGCAGGGTGGATGCGCCACAACTGGAAGCGGACCTGCGTAGCGTCTAGCGTCTCGATGCTCCGGCCATGCGTCCACGTTTTGCAGATCGGCATAGCATCCGTCAGGCTGCACAAAAATAGCGGCGATGTGTTTGGTCATGCCTCAGCCCCCTACCGCACGCGGCTTGCGGCGCATGTCTGAAAGTGCTTCATTCGGGAAAACCCCTCTCAGGACAGCCGCCAGCCGGGGGATGAATCCCGGCCCAGGTTTGAGCGCAAAGGCACGCTCGCCGCTGTTGGCGGCTGTCGTGGGAGAGGTCTTGAATTTGAGCATTCTGTGATCCTTTGTACGCCACCGAACATCACCCGGATAAGCGCTTATACTGATGTTATTTATTAAAAGAAATTCGTTTTTATCTATAGCTTATATTCTGGCGATAGTTTTTTGTTATCGGTATTCGTATATCCATGATTACAGTAGGACTTATACCGCATAAGAAATACCCACTAGAAGGTAGTCGAATCCCGCCAGCGCGCACGCTAGGGACGCTATTTCGTAACCCCTCGCCCAGAACATGCGGGCAGTAATTGCCCACCCGGCAAATGCTAGGCAGAAGATGGGGAGGTTCATTTCGGTGGCTCCGGTAGATGCTGCCAGTGGGTCGGCGGCATATCCGTTTTAAGTAGGTATTCGTGCGATTCGGATTCCTCATACCATGCCGGAGGCATCATGCCATCTTCGGTAACATCGTCTTCTTCGTAATCTTCGTGCGCCAGCAATGTCCCGTCATAAAACGTGGCGATGATTGTCCGCCAATTACCGAGAGTATTTCTATACCCGGCAATTACCTTGCGATTCTTAGGCGCTGTCGCTATCGGCTGCCAGCTCATTTCGTCGCCCCTATCATATCCGCCAATAGTTCTGCCAGAGTCTGGCCCCGTTTCTTCGCCAATGCGCGGAGCTGTCTCGCCAGTTTCGGCGTAATTCTCATGCAAAATGGCGGCTCTCGTTTCGTTTGCTTTGTCATAGATTCTAAACTAGCATACAGGTATTACCTTTGCAACACTCACAGCGCAAAAATAATTCTTGACACGGTATTACCTGACGACTAAAGTTATTCCCACGGTAGCCGACAACACACACAGCCATACACGAACACCAGGGCCTAGCCCACTGAACACACCGACCACGGGATCGAGAGGGCAGAGATGGACGATAAAAAAACTGTAATCGCTTACAAAGGTTTCGATCTGAACTGGCAATGCCGTGGCTACCAGTTCGAGGTCGGCAAGACCTACACGCACAACGGCGACGTAGAAGTTTGCTCAAGCGGCTTCCATGCCTGCGAATGTCCGATGGACTGCTTCACCTATTACGATCCGACCACTAGCAAGTACGCCGTGGTCGAACTGAGCGGCCTCACAGATCGGCATGAGGGTGATACGAAGATTGTATCTGCATCTATTTCAGTTAAGGCCGAAATCAACATCGCCGAGATTGTGAGACAGAGCGTCGCTTGGATTAAACAACTAGCCGCTTCATCTGATCCGGCGAAGCCTGCATCGGGTAACTACTCGAATCTGGCTGCATCGGGTAACTACTCGAATCTGGCTGCATCGGGTAACTACTCGAATCTGGCTGCATCGGGTGACTCCTCGAATCTGGCTGCATCGGGTAACTACTCGAAGCTGGCTGCATCGGGTGAAAAATCGCTTGTGATGGGCGCGTACTTATCGAGAGCAAAAGTCGGGAAAGACGGCGCAATCGCGCTGGCCTGGATAGATAAGGATAAGCGCCCCCGTATTTCTGTTGCCTATGAGGGCGAGAACGGCATCAAGGCCGATGTTTTGTACTCGCTGAACGACGATGGTGAATTCGTAGTAGCCGCCTAACCGACCACACCGGGAGCCGAGGACATGGCAAAAGCATTCGATGGATTGTTCGGGGCCTGTGTGTTCATGGCTGGCGGAATTCTGGTGTACGGGCTGGCGGATCTGATCGACAGGAAGGGAACGGACATGCAGACGCAGACATTCGAGGTTGAGCCGCAGTTGCCGGTGTCGTCGGCGATGCGCATCGAGACATGCAAATCGTGTGGCGCGTCAATCTTCGTGCCGGCTGACCGTGAGCCGCATGTACTGGGGTACCTGTGCTCCGCTCAATGCGATCGGGAGAACGTGGACCACTATTCCGATGAGCGCGATACAGAGGGTTTCTACTAATGATCTCCGACATCGCAGCTATACGGGACGCCGAGAAACGCGGGCGAATCATCGGTCGTAGACTGTCTGACGTTGCGCTGCACGAGATTCGTATCAAGTTGGATTTGACGAAAAACGCACTGGTCGCGGCTATCCAGATGCTGGAATCCGGCCAACGGGATAAGACGCTGATCGATGCGCTCAAGACGGCTGCGCTTCAGGCGGGTGAAGCATGATCCGCGCCGCCCTAGAGATGTTCCGCGACACACTGTTTTTCGTCGGCGCCGTCTATGCGGTATGGGCGCTGCTCGCGCTGTTGGAGGTTACAAAGTGAATATACAAATCAAAAACCGCTGGAACCTGGAAGTTATTTTCGAGTGCGAGGCCGACTCTATGAGGCTGGCTGTTGAGTTGGCGGTGAGTAAAAAGATCAATCTGGGTGGCAGCAATCTGCGTTACAGCAATCTGGGTGGCAGCGATCTGCGTGGCAGCAATCTGAGTGGCAGCGATCTGCGTTACAGCGATCTGAGTGGCAGCGATCTGCGTGGCAGCGATCTGAGTGGCAGCAATCTGAGTGGCAGCGATCTGCGTTACAGCGATCTGAGTGGCAGCAAGTATGGCGATTACGCCATCACCATCACCCCGCTCCAGATTCTTGGACTGTATTGGGACGTACTCATTCTGGATACGGCCATCAAGATCGGCTGCCAGATGCACAGTATTGACGAGTGGGACAAGTTCGATGATTCGACCATCAAGGGAATGGCGAACAACGCGCTCCCATTTTGGGCTGAACACAAGGGTTTGATTATCTCGGCTGCGCGTCTACATGCCGCAAAGGTGTCGAAATGATCCGCGACACAAGCCAATCAGCCATCGACGGATTGAACGCGACAGGCCGCGCCAGCCTGCTACGCAACATCATCCACAAATGCGTAGTCATGTCGTCGGTGCCGCTGACACGCAAGGCCATCGCCGACAAAACCGGATTGCCTATTAACACTGTCGCCGGACGCTGCAACGAATTACTGAAGATCGGGATGCTTGCTGAGTTGCCGGCCATTCGTGATCCCGAAACCGGGCGGCACGCGCATCCCGTCACGGCCAGTGTGCGCGTCGTTCATTGCAAGAACTGTAATGCAACGCTGTACGCACCGCGAGACATTGAGCCGCCTGTTTTGGGCTTTATCTGCTCTGACCAGTGCGAGCGTGAGAACGCCGAACACTATGCGTAGCAAGCTGATCGAGCTTTGGGAATGCGCCATGCGTAACCCGAAGCTATGTAGTGAGTCCCGCCAGCATATCGAGTATGTGCTTGGCGCTGAATACGAGACTTTAATTGGAAAGGAGTAATGGAAATGAGTACAGCACTTGCAACATTAACGAGCAATCTAGCCAAGCGCCTTGAAATGGGCGACGGCACCGGATTGATTGAAACCTTGAAGGCTACCGCTTTCAAGGGCCAAGTATCGGACGCGCAAATGACCGCGCTGATGGTGGTGGCGAACCAATACGGTTTGAATCCGTGGACGAAAGAGATCTACGCCTTCCCGGATAAGAATAACGGGATCGTCCCTGTTGTTGGCGTCGATGGCTGGTCGCGGATCATCAACAATCACCCGCAGTTCGATGGCATGGAGTTTGAGCAGGACGCCGAAAGCTGTACCTGCATCATCTTCCGCAAGGATCGCAGCCACCCGATCAAGGTGACTGAGTACATGACCGAGTGCAAGCGGGCGAATGTCGGCCCCTGGAGCAGCCACCCACGCCGCATGTTGCGCCACAAGGCCATGATTCAGTGTGCGCGGCTGGCATTCGGGTATGGCGGTATCTACGACCAGGACGAAGCCGAGCGGATTGTAGAGGTAGACATGGGTGCCGCCGAAGTCGTCCGCGAACCGTCGCGCCCCGAGATCCAGGCGTACCCGCAATCCGAGTTCGATAAGAACCTGCCGGCGTGGCTCAAGGCTATCGAAGGCGGCAAGCGCACACCGAAACAGATCATCGACATGGTTTCCACTAAAGGAAACCTGACCGACGAACAGAAATCCGCCATCCTCGCCAATCACGAAACCGGCGAGATTCCACAAGACGATTTCATAGCTGCTTACGACGCGGCTGAACAGGAGAGCGCGTAATGATTATCCAAAACTGTCAGCAAGGTTCAGCGGAATGGCTGGCGCTGCGTACCGGCTATCTAACCGCCAGTGAAGCCCCGGCCATGCTGGGTATCAGCAAGTACCAGACGCGCACCGACCTACTTAAACAAAAGTCACTAGGTATCGCCGAAGAAGTAAGCGCGAACACGCAAGCCTTGTTTGATCGCGGCCATGCTGCCGAAGCGGCTGCCCGCCCGATTGCCGAGCGCATCATCGGCGAGGATCTGTTTCCGGCTACCGTGACCGAGGAAGTCGATGGGCTGCCGCTGCTGGCCTCCCTGGACGGTATGACGATGGCCGGCGATATTCTGTTTGAGCATAAACTGTGGAGTGAATCGCTCGCCGAAGCTGTGCGGAAAGGCGAATTAAGCGCGCAGTACACGGCGCAAATGGATCAGCAGTTACTCGTCACGGGCGCTGAAAAGGTGTTGTTCATGTGCAGCGACGGCACCGAGGAACGCTGCGCCTGGATGTGGTATTTCAGGAATGAGGCCGCCGAGAACTACCTTACCGTGGCTTGGCATAACTTCCGCGCCGACCTTGCCAACTACCAGCACGTCGCACCAACTGAGCAGGCTATTGCCGAACATACAGAGTCCCTGCCCGCCGTTTCTGTCCGCATGGACGGGGCTATTGCCGTGGTGTCAAACCTCGATCTATTCGGTGAGAAACTTGCCGCCTTCATTGATGGCATAGACAAGAACCCGAGTACAGATCAAAGCTTCGCTAATTGCGAGTCTGCCATTAAAACACTCGCAAAGGCGGAAGAAGCGCTGGATCACGCCGAGAGCAATGCCATAGCCCAGATTGAACCAGTCGAATCCATGCGCCGTGTGGTGGCCGACTACAAGAACTTGGCTCGCACCACGCGGTTGATGCTGGATAAGTTGGTTAAGAGCCGCAAAGAGTCCATTCGCGTCGAGATTCAGCAGGGCGCTGTGAATGCGCTGCGCGACCATTACAACCAGATCAATGCCACGCTCCGCATTACCTTGGGCGTGCCTGCCGACTTCGGATCCAATGTCGGTGCGGCCATGAAAGGCAAGAAGACCGTCGCCAGTCTGCGCGGCGCAGCAGATGATGCAGTTGCCACCGCCAAGATAAAAGCCAGCCAGGACGCAGACCGCGTGCGGATCAACCTGCAAACCTTGGATGCCCACCCAGATTATACGCACCTGTTCCCGGACGTGGCGCAGATCGCCGTCACGAAGGCCGCAGACGACTTTAAGGCTGTTGTGACATCCCGTATTGCCGAACACAAGGCCGAGCAGGAACGCAAACAGGAGGCTGATCGCCAGCGCATCCGAGAGGAAGAACGCGCCAAGGTCGAGGCCGAAGAACGCGCCAAGTATGCGGCCAAGATAAAGGCCGACGCCGATCTGGCGCTGGAGCTTGGCGCCGCCGAGTCCGCAGCAGCAGCACGGCGCGCAGAAGATCAACGAGGGAAAGCGGCGGACGAGTCAAAGGGCGTAGCTGCCCCTCAGCCGTCCACCGCGAGTACCTCACCCATTAAAAAGCCGGAGAAGGCGACGCGGCCGACAGATGCCGAGATTATCGAAGTCCTGACCCTGCATTATCGCGTTCACGAATCCAAGGTCATTGAGTGGATTTTGGATATGGACCTGAACGCCGCAAGCGAAAAGATGTTGGAGGCGATGTGATGCTGATCCTTTCCAGGAATCCAGGCGAGTCCATCATCATCGGCGACAGTAAGATTATCGTCACTGTCATCGGTGTAGCCGGAAGCAGGGTACGGATAGGTGTTGATTGCGATAAATCTATACCTGTCCATAGAGAAGAAATTTACGAACGTATCCAGCAGGAGAAGACAAGCAATGTCAAATGACCTCAACCAATGCTCATTCATCGGGCGACTTGGCAAAGACCCCGAAGTGCGCTTTATGCCGAATGGAAACGCCGTCACTTCGTTTTCTATCGCGGTCGGTTCGACCTGGAAGGATAAGAATTCAGGCGAGAAGAAAGAGGCGACTGAGTGGGTGAACATTACAGCCTTCGGCAAGCTGAGCGAGATCATCGGCGAGTATGTCAAGAAAGGCTCTCAGGTATTCATCCAGGGCCACATCAAGACTGACAAGTACGAGAAAGACGGCCAGACGCATTACAGCACAAAGGTTATTGCTGACCGGATGCAAATGCTAGGCGGCCGGCAAGACGGCGAGAGCAAGCCGCACACCAAGCCCGGCGAGAACGTGCCGGCTGGCGAGTATGAATACGGTGCCGACTTCTCAGACGAAATCCCATTTTGAGGGAGCGGACGCAATGATGTGGCCCCTATTCACTTTAACCCTGTTCATGTGGGCGCTGACTGCCCGCATGTTCTGGTCAGGTGGTTATGAGATAGCTTCCTTGGCGTGTGCGGTGGCGGGGGCTGGGTATCTGCTGATCGGAATTTTCTATGCGGTAGGCTGCGGACAAGGATAGATCGACATGACTTGCAAAGATTGCGTATGGGCTACATGGCAAAGAACCAGGACAGGGAGAATTAAAAAGGATATGGCTGGACGATGCACCTATATTGTCGAATTGCCTCCACTTCCGTATGCAATGCTGCGCCCGAACTTAGGGAAAAAATATATTTGGACTGACAGCGGGGAATCGTGCCCATGTTATGAACAGATAGTTAAGCCTAATAACGGAAAGGTTGGGGCCGAAAAATAAAATGCTAATGAAAATCAGCCAGTACCGTGAACTGTTCGCCGAGGGGTCAAAGCCCGCGATGAATACGGTGAAGGCGTGGATAGGTGACGAATGAACACAATCGAAATGCTGATCCAGCGTTACAAGAAGCTCGACCTGGATACTACCGATCTGGCTGACTTCATGCGGATGCAGGAAAAATCTGTGCTGAATGCCATATCAGCTGGCCGGTTCCCGATCAAAACCGCCAAGAAGGGAAAGCACCGAGTGGCCGATGTTCGGGACGTTGCCGATTGGTGGGACCAGCAACGGGCGTCAGCCTAGCTTAGAGAGGATATGACTGTGCGACGGATGGGTATACAGCTTAAGAGACCTCCAATCACTATGCCGGGTGATGGCGGCTACCTCCTCAATGGTAAGGCCACGCTCGAACAGCCGGGAAGTTGCCTCATGTCTCAAGTCATGGACGCGAAGGTTTTTGACCCCAGCCCGTTCACAGGCTCTGTCGAATGCCTGGGTGATGGAATCAGGTTTGAGGCTGAACACGCTGCCGGTCTTGCCATCAAGCCCCCTCAACAGACCGATGGCCGCGAGGGATAACGGAATGCTTGAGGACTTCCCCGTTTTATCGTCAGGGATAAGCAAGGCATCTCCATTGAGGTGTTCCCAGCGCATCTTTGATAGCTCCCCACGGCGCATGGCAGTCTCGAGCGCGAAACAGACCAAAGTACACATGGGCTGCTTGAGTTCTGACAGCACCTTATCAAGTTCTTCGTCCGAGATTCGGCGAACCCGCCTATTGGGTGACGTGAGCGATCGTGATCTAGTCATGGTCTTGATAGCTTCCCGTGCTGCGTTCGATCTGAGCGGCGCCCAGCGGAGCACCATTGCTGTCTCGAGCACGGCAGACAGCACCGCCAAATCCCGCCGCACCGAGTCGCTGGCGTTTTTCTTGAGCCGTTCTGCCGCGAACTTAGCCACGTCACCGGCCGTCAGCGAAGTGACGCGAGATGCGCCCATAGCGTCCTTGATGATCTTGATCCGATACGACTCTGGACCCTTGCCCTTTTTCTTAACGGTCACTTCCCGTTCGTACTTATCGAGCAGGTCGGACAGGCTCATGTCGGATTCAGTTATCGAGCCGTCACGGTCTATCTCGGACTCCCGTTCACGCGCCCACGAATCAGCCGCCGCCTTGGTGCGGAATGTCTTTGACACCGGCATGATCCCCTTCTTTCGAATGGATGCCTGCCAGCGCCCTGAGGGGAGTCTTCGGATATATGCCATAGGCTGCGAAGAATGGCGTAAAATGTACTTGCATGGAATAGCGGACTGCGTTGTAATAACGCACGTGGACTGCAAAGGCTTGTTATTGATGAAACAATTTTGCCTTCGCAATGCAGAGGTCGGGAGTTCGATCCTCCTCCGCTCCACCATTTTAAATCAAGCACTTGCAGTAAATTCCCGCTCTGAAATTGCCTCGCCAACGCACGGCGAGCGCACTTTCTATTCCATTGATTTGCCACGCATGTCCACTACAGCGCCTTTTCGCAGTGCGCTGAAATTGCGTTCGTCTGAGCGCCGGATTGCTGCGTTTATCGCCCCAAAATGTCAAGGTGGTGGCCGCTCAAGCCTAAGCCGATGAAAGTTAAGGGATACAGGGTTAGTTATACACAGGCAAAATTGTCAAATTCGACTCAATTGAATCAAATAGTTAAACGGTAGTTTCGGGAAAATAAACAGGCGGGACGGGAGGGAGTGATGGCAATAACACAGGCTTGGATTGACGCGATTATGCAATGCGACATCGACGACTGCCCTGATGTGATCGGAAGAACGGAGCTTAACGACAAGCTGGATGCGTGGGCGCTTCGTTACATCGCGGCAATGATAGAGCGTGGTGTGCCGATGGGCTTTGCGATTGAGAACTATCAGGCGGGTGAAGCGCGACTAGAACTTGATCCAGAGCAGGCGGCAATAGATGAAATGAGTTATTGGGACGACGACGGCGACGCCTGATTTCGGGAAAGTTTCGGGTATGCCGCACCCATGACGCGGCGGAGAAATAAGCATGACCACGACCGTAAAGATCGAAGCGCATTGCTCGTCAGACAAAGAGGTGTTCGTTGCCATCACGGACGGTGACTCTGGCGATACGTTCACCCTGCAAGACGGCGAGACTGCGGAGCGTTACGTCTACGATAACCGCTACATCGCCGTGAGCGAGCGGATTAAGCAGTAACGGAACCCAGGCCAAGGACGGCAGTTTCGTATCAATTGAACCAGACACATAGAGAGGGGTTTCGGGGATGAGCGACTTAGACGACCTGTTTAGGTTAGGGACAACGGTTTATGTTGTAGGAATCCGCAAATGGTACAACCCGATGCGCTGGATTAAGGGGCCGTTATACAGAAATAGGATTGCTAATAAAGACTTTTTCAAGCCTTAGGGTTTAACCAACCGCCCCGGAAATGTAGAAGCGATATACGGAGAGGAAGAAATGAGCACAGAGACAAAGACAGGTGGGCCGGCGTTTCCGCTGCCGTTTATTTATGACCCTGAACGCGGGGCTTGTGGACTGTATGTAGACGCTCAAAACGCTGGCGCTGCTACTGGCGTCACAGTCCGTGATTACATTGCTATCAGGGCGATGCGTTCTCAGCCTTTATTTCCGTCGAATATATGGCAGGCGCTGCGATGGGCTATTGGTCTAACTTACAACCCGGCGAGTTTTTCCCCGGAGGAAGACGCGAAGATTGCATATAGGCACGCCGACGCCATGATAAAGGAGCGTGCCAAGCCATGACCGACCTAAACCTATCCGCCATCGTCCTTGGCGATGATCCGAGTCAGACCGCGCCCTTATGCAACGGTACTGCGCGGGAGATTATCGACTATGCGAGAGAGTTGCAGCGGCGCCTTTTGCGAACCTGCACATGGAAGTGTGAAGATTTTGAGCAAGAGATATGGGAATCTGATTGCGGTATTGCATGGTCGTTCATCGACGGTGGGCCAGATGAAAATGGCTGCAATTATTGTTACCGATGTGGCGGGAAATTGCTTGTAGCTAGGCCGACGAAGGAGAAACCGGAATGAGCGTGAAACATAAGCAAGGTGATTTTGTTCATATTTGTGCCGGACCACATACCGGAATGATGGCGCGGATACGATTGACTGATGGGAAAGAGGCGTTATTGGAAGGTGAGGGTCGGAATGCAGGCGTGGTTGTTAGCCTTAAATTTTGTACTCCGCCTCCAGCAGCGAAGGAGAAACCGGAATGAGTGAGATACTAAACAAGCCCATGATTGACGCGATGATAACTAAGTTCCTGTCGTGGAAATTGCCGGATGATTTCTCGCCGGACTGCGGGATTAAGTTCGCTGCGCCAGTAAATGACTGGCCTGTAGGTACGAACCTGTTTACAGGCCAACAAGCACGCGCAATGATCGAGCATATGCTTTCCGACTGCATGGTGATTCATATGACTGAGGATCAGGCCGATGCAGCTTTGGCGCACGGGCATTACCTGGAGCAGCGACTTGCAGAAGCCGAAGCCACCACCCAGAGCGCCATTGATTACCGAGCTGATGAACTAGCCAATGCGGCGATTCGCGGGAATGAAGCCTATGCCGACTTGCAGGCCAAGCTAGCCGAAGCGGAAGCGAGGATTGTGGAGCTTGAGGGTGCTGTAGTGTATAATTGCGGGCAACGGAAGGACTAGGAATCCTCCCGCCACCCTAATCACTACCAACCTGTTTCGGAGGTTCGGCAATGACTGCGAAGAAGCATAGCACTCTCACGCAAGAACGGCTTAAAGAATTACTGCATTATGATCCTGAGGCTGGGGTTTTTACTTGGCTTGTTAGATCAGCGCAACGCATTAAGGTAGGTGACGAAACTGGATACCAACATCCTTCTTCTGGATATATATACATAAGGGTTTGCGGAAAGTTATATAGAGCGCATCGCCTAGCTTTTCTATATATGCTAGGAGAATTTCCTCCTAATGATGTGGATCACCGCGACGGATGTCCTAGCAATAATAAATGGAAAAATCTCAGGCATTCAACCGACTCAGAGAATCAGCAAAATAGAAAATTATCTTCAAGCAATAAAACTGGGTTTACTGGAGTTAGCTATAACAATCGGCGGCGTAAATTTGTGTCTACCATCCGTATTAGCAAAAAGAATCGCTGTCTTGGGTACTTTAACACTGCCGAAGAAGCGAACATCGCCTATTGCAAAGCAAAGGCAAAGCACCACGCCTTTCAGCCAGTCCCGCGAACCTAATTACTTTCCTAACGGTGAAATTATGAACAGCATACAGAAAATTATCGAAGAGATGCGACACGAGGCGCGAATTATTCGCGGCCTTGGCGTTGAGCAAACTATTGGAATAGCTATCGGACTTGAGCAGTACGCCGACCGCCTTGAGGCGTTGATGGGCGAGCCGGTGGCATGGACTGATCCTGATGGTGATTTTTATCGAGAAAAGCCACCAGAAAACTGGATGCCGATACCGCTCTATGCACTGAAGGGTGAGGGGGAATGATGGTTAGCGCAGACGCCATGTTTATAGTATTTAATATGTTTGTTGCGACGGGCTTTATTCTTTCAGAAAACAAAGGGTCTGTGTATGCGGCGGTAATTGTTTTAGAAATTATCTACCTTATCGGGTTTATTATCTTGTGTTACACCTAGTTATGCATCGTGATTGCGAGGGGAAACTATGAAACTGTTCGTGTGGTGCGATCCGTACCAAGTGACTTACGGCTCCGCGATGGTGTTTGCTGTTGCGGCTACCGAGGCGGCGGCCAAGAAGCAAGCCACAAAAGGGCTGGCGTACAAGTACGGGAAATACCGGCAAGACGGAAGCATGGCTGATTTGGCTGGCAGACTTGGGAAGCCTGACCGCGTTGTCGATCTTCCGTGCGCCGAGTGGCACGAGTGGTCGGAGTAACGATGCATAACGCCAGCTTCAGCGGCGCGTAGCGTCCGCTGGGAGCACTTGTTAGCTTAATGTTTTTATTGTGAGGCACGATGAATGAGTTGGCACTTTTCGCGGGCGCTGGAGGAGGAATACTCGGCGGCAAACTGCTTGGGTGGAGAACAGTCTGCGCCGTGGAACTCAATACCTTTTGCGCGCGACGACTCATGCAGCGCCAAAATGAAGGACACTTGGCACCATTCCCCATTTGGGATGATGTTTGTACCTTTACTGGAAAACCATGGCGCGGCATTGTTGACGTGGTATCTGGAGGTTTCCCCTGTCAAGATATCAGCGCGGCGGGCGCAGGCGCAGGACTTGACGGCGAACGAAGCGGGCTCTGGTCGCATATGGCGCGGATCATTGGCGAAGTACGACCCCGTTACGCATACGTGGAAAACTCGCCAGTTCTCACTTCTCGGGGGCTCGACAGAGTTCTCGGAGACCTGGCCAAGATGGGGTTTGATGCGCGATGGGGAGTTATATCTGCTGCCGATGTCGGAGCGCACCATTTGCGAGAGAGAATCTGGATTGTTGCCAACGCCAACAGTATGCGGGAACTACAACCGGAAAGGTGCGAGCCCAACATCAGGGGATGGGCTGATAACTGCTCTACGCAAGATGTGGCCGACGATGCTGGCCAGAGACTCACGGACGGTTCGGGGGGGGCGAGATCGATGAACTCTTTGGGGACGGAACCGCTGATAACGCAAGTTGCGGAAGCGGAAAATCAAACCGATGGCCGATTGAACCCGACGTGGGTCGAATGGTTCATGGGGTGGCCAATGGGGTGGACAGATTGCGAGCCCTTGGAAACGGACAGGTTCCGCGAGTGGTTGCAGCAGCATGGCGGATATTAACAAGCTAACAAGTATTAGGGAGCTTTTAGGCTCCCTAACACCCGGATCTCTGGATTTTGGGGTGCTAGCTACCGAACTGCCGCCCGGTCCGAATTCGCCCGCTCGATAGTCTCAAGTAGGTGCTCTGTCCATTTCCACAGCGCCCCGTTCGTGTCCCCGGTTAATTCAGGGATCGGCAGCGGGTCCGTGTACATTGCCGGGACTGTCGGGCACGGGGTTACAATCTGCGCGGTACTCGCACAGCCGACTAACAATAAAATCAGGCAAACGAGTAGTATCCCAAGTAGCAACGTCCGGGTCTCTAGCGAGAGCGGCCTCATAGTCTTTAACCCTTTTTTCGGTGGATGATCGTAGCTTGGCGTATTGATTGGCGCTGTCCGAGAGCTTCTTAGTCAGTCCGTTGGCGTAGGCGTTCTGAGCTTCGAGAGCCAGCTTGTAGGCGTCCACCTGGGCCGCAAGGTTCACATCCACCCCATCGCTGCGACCTTTGAGGTACGCGCCTCCCAGGGCCGCTGAGAAGGTCAGGAACGCGGCCAGGATCAGGTAGGGGTTTGGCAGCCCGAGCATTATCTGACGGCTTGCGAAGTAATCGCCCTGAACATGTAGTCCACACCCTTGATCCCGGCGATGACCAGCCCCGAAGTACCCGGATGGTCTTGCAGCGCCAGAGCCAACCATTGCTGGGCATCCGGCAGAACAAACACCGCCATACCCGCTGTTATCCCAATCAGGTTCCACACCTGGGACTTACTGACAGTTCCGTCTTCTTTGAATAATTTAATCATCGCTACCCCCTGTCCGCTTTCTTATCCAACTTGTCTTCGATCCGATGCAGAAGCGCAAAAACGTCCCGCATCGCTTCAGTCAGTTCCGGCCGCTTGACGTACTCACCCGCGACAAGAATCTCGATCTCACCGACTTTATCCGCCAGTACCCTGTCCGCCTGCTGTAGGTCTCGCATCGCCTGCCAAATGTTGTTCAGAATGAATCCGGCCAACGCCCCGAATCCGGCGAATATCCAGTTAATTATTGTCTGATCCACGCGATGCCCTACGGTAGTTTGATAACAGTGCCGGTAACATTGGCCGGCGGACTTGACGTGGTATCGCAAGCGATATTTGACCAAGACAAGCTACTAACACTGTCCGCTATCCGAACAGCCTTGGCCCTGGCGCACAACTTCTCTCCGGGCGTTCCTGAATAGATATGAACACGTTTACTGTCTGTGCCAGGCGAGTCTGGTGAGATCGCCGTCCACGGGCCGGTGCTTGTCGGCGCAAGCTGAATCCGAATATCAACTGCTGCACCGGCTGGATGTGGATTCCAAGTTATTACCGCATCTGCCGCCTTCACATCTTCCGCCACCAAAAACAGGACAATCCCGACAATCATCAGGACAATCGAACCGAGTAGCAGGCTGCATAATCGGCTGTAGTCTAAGTTCCGCATAACACCCCCTAGAGAAAATCTAACTCACCGCCATTGCTAACCAAACCCGCACATCAAAGCACGGGCACTCTTTCATCCATTCGTGTTTCTCGATAACGCCATCGCCGTCAACGTCAGGCGAAAGGTCGCGGTGCCCAACAATCTGCGCGTTCGGGGCCGTGCTGTGCAGGCTGGACAGCAGCGCACGCAAGGCCGTGTATTGTGCGGGCGTGAAGTTGTCCTCGCCCTTGCCGTCATTGCCCAAACCACCCACCAGGCACACGCCCCACGAATGGTAGTTGTGCCCCTTGGTGTGTGCGCCGGGTTGCGTCAGCGCCCGTCCGCCCTGTATATGACCGGCGCGGGTGATGACGTAGTGGTAGCCGCAGCCGTTCCAGCCACGGCCACGGTGCCATCGATCGATCTCGGCGATGTCAATATCTTGGGCTGCGCGTGTTGCCGAGCAATGCACGACGATGTATGCAATATCGTTAGGATTCATCGGATTTATTGCCCCTGTTCCTGGTCGATTTCAGGCGTTAAGCCCTCAAGGTTGCGGGGCATGGCGCCTCCAATAAAAAACCCGCCATTTGGCGGGTATCGTGTTCGTGTGCTAGGCTTTTATCGCCCACTCAACAACCAAGAATGAGGGATGCCACCATGCGTTATCTGATTGCACTGCTTCTGCTTGTAACCTTCACCGCCCACGCACAACCGCCCATCCTTGTTGGTTCAGATGGGGAATATCTCGGTACGCTCAGCGGGAATAAGTACGATCCGGACTCGACTTCTAACCCATACGGACAATATGGAAGCCGCTACAGCCCGGATTCGATCAACAATCCATACGGCAGATACGGATCACGCTACAGTAATGAGTCTGTTTCAAATCCATACGCGACGGATGCGCCGCGAATTATTGGGCGGGATTGATGGCCGCGATAACGGCAGCAGAATTCTGGCTACTGGCCCTGTTTGGGCCGATGGCCTTCCTTCTGATCTGGGCTGCATCCGCATGGCTTAACGGCCAGACAATGGCCGAATGGTTCCGTTGCCATATCCTACGCAAGCGCCGCCGCTAAGACGCCTTCTTGAATCGCAGCATCTTCTGATTGTAAGCGCGGTTGAATCGGCGCATCACGACTTCCTCCCGCTCTCGGGCAGACTTAAGCCCGACTTCGTTACCGGATTTCTCAGCGGCCTTAATCTGTTTGCGGATCTTCCGCAGTTGGCTTTGCGCCAGCTTCATGTCACCCAGCAAGCGCACTTCGCCGGCACGTTGCTTGCGAACCTCGGCCATTTTCACGGGATCTTCTTTGTAATGCTTCAGTTGCTTGTCTGTAACCTGTACCGCTTCCATGCGCTCGTAGAAGTCGGATACCAGCGTTCCGCGCCCCGGGGCGCCGTAGACCTTGCGCAGCACCGGAACCTCGTAGGATTCGACCGGCTCGCCGCTGAGCGCCTTGGCGGGTGTGGCGAACGTGTCAGCCACGAACCGGCCAGCACCACCTGTGAACGTGTCCACCAGCAGATCGACCGCCTCCGGGGATATGTCGATCGCACCCGGGCGAATCTCATCACCCCCCGTCAACTCGTTCAGGGTATCGGTCAGCCACTTCGACGGCGCACGCACAGAACCCCAATACTT